GAATACGTTTATTCAGAAGCTCACGCCAATAGGGCTTTCTCCTTTATTTCTGCTCTTCGACATACCAAGGGAGAGTATGCTGGGCAACGATTCAACATCCAACCATTCCAAGAGTTTTTTATCAAAGTATTATTTGGATGGCAGAAAAAGACTGGTGGCAGACGCTTCCGCAAGGCTTATCTTGAGATTGCAAGGAAAAATGGGAAAACGGAGTTAGCGGCTGCCATTGCAGTCTATTGTTTTCTGTTGGACAATGAAACTGGAGCGGAGGTTTACACGGCTGCAACTACAAGGGATCAAGCGAGGATAGCATTTGACACGGCAAAAGTATTTCTTAAATCACTAAAGACAGATTCAAGAACATTTAACAAATTAGTCAATGTCCTAAAATATAATTGCAACGTCCCATCAACTAACTCAAAGTTTGAAGCTGTATCGGCCGATGCAAATACTTTAGATGGATTAAACCCACATTTTGCAGGTATTGATGAATATCATTCGCATAAAACTAGTGACGTTTTAGAAGTAATGGAAACAGGTATGGGATCCAGAACACAGCCATTACTATTAATTACTACTACTGCAGGATTTAACCGAGAATCACCTTGTTACCAATTTAGAAAGGTAATGGTTGATATTTTAGAAAAAAGGAAAGTTGATGAATCTGTATTTCCTTTGTTGTTTTGTCTTGATAAAGGCGACGATTGGCAGGATAAAAAGAACTGGACAAAATCTAATCCTAATCTTGGAGTAACTCCTTATATTAGCTACATGGATGACCAATTTCAAAAAGCATTGAATGAAGGGGCTGCAAAGCAAATTCAATTTATGACTAAAAATTTAAACGTCTGGACAACTACATCGAGTGTTTGGATTTCCAATAGTTACATTGAGGCAACAAGATTAAAATTAGATGATGACATTCTTTATAATAAAAAGTGCTTTGCTGGATTAGACCTTGCATCAACGCGTGACATTGCAGCTTTAGTACTTTGTTTTCCCGTACAACAGGGAATTGAAAAACCACATATAAAATCTTATTTCTTTTGCCCTGAAGATAACGTTAGAGAAAGATCTCTTTCGGATGGCGTTAACTACATTCAATGGGCTCAAGATGGCGATATTGTTATGACAGATGGCAACGTGACCGACTACGACTTTATAAAAGCTAAAGTAATAGAATTAACGGCAAAGTATAAAATAGAGTGTATAGCTTTCGACCGATGGAATGCTTCGCAACTTGTTATCCAGTTAACAAACGACGGAGCAATGATGAAACCTTTTGGACAAGGTTTTATTTCAATGTCTGCTCCAACAAAAGAAGTGGAAAAGATGTTTTTATCAAGTAAGATAACTCACGATGGAAATCCAGTAATGGAGTGGATGATGTCGAATGTTATGCTTAGATTTGATCCTGCAGGAAATATTAAAATAGACAAGGCGAAGTCAACTGAAAAAGTGGATGGGCCAGTAGCGATGGTTATGGCTTATGCTCAAATTATGGTAGAAAATAAACCAACGATTTATACATCTGGTGAACGCCAACAAGGTTTATTAATGTTATAGAAATGTACCTAATTGAAAAGCTAAAAAATATCAATTATGGAAAAGTTAATGACCAAACAGGATTATGCCAAACAAGTCAGGCAGATTAATTCAATCGACGGATATTTTAATAGGTTTTATGAATTATCGGGAGAATGTAAAACACATCAAGAAGCATGGATAAAACTAGAGGAAGAAAGGGATACATTTGGACTTGATGAAAAATATAAAACCTATGAGAGCTTTAGAAAAGCTAAAAGCAATTACATGACAATTCGCTTCGTGTAACCTGTTACCAAAAATCCATAACTTCATACTAATCTAATATATATTTGCCGCATGGGAATATTTAACTCCATGCGGTCTTTTTTTTCTAATACTCGTGCCAGTATTGAAAACCCTAATACTCCTTTAAATGGTGATACATTAGGCGCGTTATTTCAGCGTGGCAGTGCCGCAGGTGTAGCTGTCGATGAATATTCTATTATTGGTCTTCCTGCATTTTATAGAGCTACTCAAATATTAGGAGGTGTTATTGCATCCATTCCATTTGATATTATCGAAAAACAGGATGATGGGTTTATAAGGATAGCCAAAGATCATCCTAACTACAAAGTAATAGCAAGAGAACCCTCAGACTTATATACATCTCATACGTTTTATAAAACAATGGTACTTCACTATTTATCACATGGTGCTTTTTACGCATCGATAAATAGAAATAGTATAACTACAAGAATAAACTCATTCACTATTCTCAATCCAACTAAAATGGAAATGAGTTATAATAGTAGGAATGAACTTGTATTTAAGAATAAAGAAAATAATAAAACATATAGAAGCGAAAATATTATTTACATTCCCAATCTTGCATGGGATGGAGTTAAGGCGTTGTTAGTGCCAGACGTTCACCGTGACAATTTTGGGCTTGCTTTAGCAAATAGAAATTACGGTGCCAACTTTTATAAAAATGGTGCGCACTTAAACGGTGTTTTAAAGCATCCTGGAAGATTAACAAATGAAGCTTACGACAGATTAAAAGGTAGTTTTAACCGTGCATTTGGTGGTAGTCAAAATGCTGGAGGTACTGCCATTTTAGAGGAGGGAATGGATTTCCAAAAAGTAGGGCTCAATCCTGCAGATGCTGCATTTAATGAAACGAAGAAGGCTACTATTTCCGATATAGCACGCATAACAGGTGTTCCGGGTGTTTTGCTCGAAGATATGGATAAAGCAACTTTTGGCAATATGGAACAGTTGAGCCAAATGTTTGTGAATTATACAATCATGCCTCTTTGCGAAACAATAGAATCAGAGTTTAATAGAAAGATATTTTTTGAGGTTGAGAAGGATAAATTTAGCACTCGATTTAATTTAGACGGGTTACTTCGCGGTGACGTTGCAGCGCGATCTTCTTATTATACAACTATGCGAAATGTACTGGCAATGTCACCTAATGAAATAAGGATTAAGGAGAATATGAATCCTTATATTGGTGGAGATAGCTATGAATTGCCATTGGCTTCTAACATTAAAATAGAAACTTCAAGCGATGCCATACAGTAACTACCCACAATCAGCTACTAATGCAGCAAAGAAAGCTTTGAAGCATAAAGAAGATAATGGCAGCCAATGTGGTACTTCTGTAGGTTGGACAAGGGCAAGGCAATTATCAAGTAGAGAGGCATTGAGTGAGGATGAGGTGATTAGAACATATAGCTTTTTAAGTCGTGCTAAAGTGTACGATCAAGGCAAATATTTTGATGAAGATGATAATGAAATATGCGGTTCAATAATGTACGATGCTTGGGGTGGTTCAACAATGCTACCATGGGCAGAAAAAACTGCTAATAAAATAATGGACGAAAGGTCAAAAGAGGAAACAATGGAGAAAAGAAGTATAAATTATGAGTTTAGGGCAATGCCTGAATCTCGCACAATTGTTGGTACTGCCACAGTATTTAACAAGGCTTATGACATGGGATGGTATGATGAAGAAATGAGTGAAGATGTATTTAAAAATTCTGATTTTTCCGACGTTGTGGCATTATTTAATCATGATGCTAATATGGTTTTAGCCAGAACCAAATCAGGTACCTTAAAATTGAATCTTACGGGAAATGCTTTAGAATATTCTTTCGAGGCTCCAAATACAACTTTAGGCAACGACCTTTTAGAAATGGTTAAACGTGGCGATGTTTACCAATCTTCATTTGCTTTTAGTGTTGAAGCCGAGGATTGGCAAGAAAGAGAAGGAATGAAACCTAAAAGAGTTATTCGTGGAATTAAAAAATTATATGATGTTTCTCCTGTAACATATCCTGCTAACCCTGATACAATGGTAGCTAAAAGAAGCTACGATGAAAAAAAAGGTTCTATAGATGAAGAACTACAAAAAGTGATTGATATATCTGTTAAGTCAGAAATTAATATACAGAACGAGTTACGCAGGAATGCCCTGCATTTACTAAATTTAAAAACAAAATAATGAACTCTAAATTGCTGAGAGAAAAGCGGGCTTCCGATTACGCAATAATGGAAGACTTGCAAAAAAGAGCATCATCCGAGGGTCGTCTAATGAATGCCGAGGAATTGGCACAATGGGACGCTGCAGATGCTAACTTTAAAAACTATACAGACCAGATTTCAAGACTTGAAAGATGGAACGACATTAATGCCGATGACAGAGGTGTTAAAAACATTGATGACACTATAGCTGCTTTGCCAACTGATAAAAGAGAGATTGTAAAGTCTCCAGAATATCAAGTAGCATTCATGAAAGCTATTGCCAAAAGAGAGTTAAGTAGTAAGGATCAAACGTTACTTAAAGAGATGAGAGGAACGGCAACGATTACCACTTCCGAAAGTGGCTTAGCTGGTGGTTACGTTATACCTTACCAATTCTCATACGAGCTCGAAAAGACAATGGCTTATTACGGCCCAATGTTACAGGTATCTCGTGTTATTACTACTCCACAGGCAGGTACTTTGTACTACCCAAAAGTAAATGATACTGGAACAACTGGTTCATGGCACACAGAGGGAGGAGCGGTTACTGTACAGGATATGACATTCACACGCGAAACTTTTGCTGCACACGTTATTAACACATTGGTAAAGGTATCTGTAGAATGGGCAAATGATGAGTTTGGTTTATTAAATACTGAGTTACCAATTATGTTAGGTGAGCGTTTAGGTCGCGGATTAAACACTTCATTTACTTCGGGTGATGGTTCTGGCAAACCAACGGGTTTCTCTGCGAACACTACTCAGGGTGCTGTATCTGCATCTCAAACGGCTTTCACTGCATCAAACTTAGTTGACCTTATTCACTCAGTTGATATTGCATACAGAAATAGTCCATCAGCTGCATTTATGATGAACGATACTATTTTGAGTGCGGTAAGAAAACTAAACTTAGATAATAGTAACACAACTTTATTTCAACCATCATTAAGAGATGGCATTCCTGATAGATTGTTAGGTTACAATTTCTATGTAAATAATGATTTGACTGCTACACAGGCAACTGCTGCAAAAATCATCTACTTTGGTGATTGGTCAAAATACATCATTCGTCAAGTATCTAACAATGTGTTAGTGCCATTACGCGAAAGATTTATGGATGAAATGGAATTAGGCTTTTTACTTTATGCGAGATATGACGGAAAATTGTTGCAAACGGCTGCCATTAAGCACCTTGCTAATAAGTTGACCTAGTAAATAAAAAAAGGGATGGGTATTTATATCCATCCCTTCTTTAAAAAATGTACAATGGCTTGGAAAGTAACTACACAACCTGCGACTGAAATCTTTACACTACAAGAAGTAAAGGCTTATCTAAAAGTTGACGATTCAACCGAAGATACCCTTATTACTACTTTGTTGCAAAGTGCCAGACAAGCAGCCGAAAGGTATTTAAATCAAGCCCTCATAACACAAACTATAACAGAGAAATTAGATTATCTAAGATTAAGTACAATTTACCTAAGTGTATCGCCTGTTATTTCGGTTACTTCTTTTCAATATGCAGATAGCCAAAACACTACACAAACTTTTAATGCGAGTAATTACATTGTAGATACTTTTGAAAAACCTGCAAGGCTATCATTAGCCTACGGGAAAACATGGCCTACATTGTACGGAAATATTAATGATGTGACCATTACTTATACGGCTGGATATGGTTCAGAGCCTAGCGCGGTTCCTGCACAAATCAGACAAGCTATTTTATTAATGGTGACAGATGCGTATGATAATCGACAGGATTATGTCAAGAAATTACCTACAGCATCAGAATATTTACTAGACCAATATCGAGTACAAATACTATAATGAAGTATAACAAAAACGAAGTTACTGGCAAAATGAGGGATCGGATTATCCTTCAAAACGTTACGCGAGTAAGGTCGTTAAGTGGTTTTGCTTCCGAAAGTTGGGCAGATATTGCAACCATTTGGGCATTTGCAGAAAGCAAGTTACCAGGTTCAAACGAGACTATTATTGACGGTAAAAACACTGCTAAAAATGTATGTGATTTTACCATTCGTTATATATCCACGATTACCGAGGAATCTCGAGTAGTTTGGGGAGACAAATTATATCAAGTAAAAAATTTAAAGGTTAGTCACGATAGAAGATTTATTTCATTTACGGGAGTGTTTTATGATTCATACATTCTCACAGGTGTTAACGTCGCAGCATCGGTTAATGGCATTGCCACAACATCGGCAAATCTTAAACTAATAATGTACGTAATTGCGCAGGCCAATGCTATTGCATCATCTTTTGCAGACCTTACAGTTTTCCAACAAGGCACGGTCGATGTTGCATCTTCGGTGAATGCTTTAGGTACATCTACGGCAAATCTTACAAAGGTTATAAGTATTGGTGCAAATGTAAATGCTAATGCAAATGTTAGCGCACCAATTACTATTTCAAAAAATATAGCGTCCAATGTTGATGCAACGGCAACAAGTACAGGAGTCTTACAACTTGTTAAGTTACTATCTGCTTCGGTCAATGCTAATGCTACAGCAACAAGTATTTTGGATGTTGTTACTCAGGGTATAGTATTGGTTGATGCTTCTGTAACTGCAACGGGTACTGGCACGGCAAATCTTACAAGGATAGTAACATTAGAAAGTAGTCCAACAACCGCAGCCGAAACAAGCGCAACGGCTATTCTTACTAAAGTTTTAGATGCAAGTGCTACGGCTTCGGCTCAAACCAATGCAGCCGCACAAATAACCATACCCGTTAACGCTTCGGCAACGGCAACGGCTAAAACCAATGCAACGGCTCAATTAACATACACAGTCAATGCCTCTGCTAATGCAATGGCTCAAACAAGTGCCGACGCACAAATAGTAAGAATAATATCTGCGAGTGCTACGGCAATGGCTGAAAGTTCTGCAGAAGCTTCATTTGGTGTTACTTTTGTAGCAAGTGTTAATGGCACGGCAACAGTCACAAATGCAAGTGTATCAAGAACGGCAAGCTTGGCGGCAAGTGTAACGGGAGCGGCAACGGTGACTGGTGCGACATTAGATGTCGTTCAGCCAATTGTAGAAATAGATTACCTTGTTCTTGCTGGTGGTGGTAGTTCGGCTTGGAGAACAAGTGGTATATTTTATTATTCTGGCGGTGGTGCTGGTGGATTAAGAAGCACGGTTGATGGTAATGGAGGTAATGTTGCAGCTGAATCAAAAATTAATCTTACAAAAGGAACTACTTACACTGTAACTGTTGGTGGCGGTGGTGCAGCGAGTGGTAGTGTTGGAACAGTAGGTTTATATGGTGGAAATTCCTCTATAAGTGGTACGGGTATAACTACAATTACAGCAACAGGAGGCGGTATAGGTGTATTAAATGATGCAAATGGTAATAGTGGAGGTTCTGGTTCTGGTGCTGGCGGTAACGATTCTACGAGGTCTGGAGGTAGCGCAGCAAGTCCTACTCAAGGATTTGCGGGAGGTAATGTATCTCACATTACTAATAGTGCTGGTGCTGGTGGCGGTGGTGGAGGTGCTGGTAGTGCTGGCGGAAGTGTTGCGGTAGGTGTACAAAAAGGCGGTGCTGGTGGTAATGCTAAATCAAATAGCATAACTGGTACAAGTGTATTTTACGCTGGAGGTGGTCCTGGCGGTGGCGGTGGTATTACACCTGTTCTTGGGGATTTTGGTACGGGATATTTACACGCTGCAAATAGAGGTAGTGGAGGATATGTAACCAGTGGTGCAAGTAGTGTAAATAGTGGTAGTTCTGGTGTTGTTGTAATACGCTCAACTATTGACATTACTAATCCATCCGATTATAGTGGTGGTACAAGGTCAACAAGTGGTATATATTTTATATTTACCTTTAATGGTTCTGGTTTAATAAAATTTAGTTAAGATGGCACATTTTGCAAAACTTGATGAAAATAATTTTGTACTTGAGGTTTTAGTTTTAGATAATTATATGATTACTGTTAATGGTGTTGAAATTGAACAAAAAGGAATTGATTTTTTAAGTCAGTTATTTAATCATAATAATTGGAAACAAACATCTTACAACGGAAAGTTTAGGAAAAAATATGCTGGCAAAGGTTATTATTATGACATTATTAGAGATGCTTTTATAGAACCTAAACCTTTATCATCATGGACATTGAACGAAGAAACTTGCCTTTGGGAATCACCAATACCTTATCCAAATGATGGCAAAATGTATCAATGGAATGAGGAAATAGGCAACTGGATAGAAATAAATTTTTAACGTTAAAAACTATATAAAATGGCAGCATTTTCAAATTACATGGAGGACAGCATAACCGCGTGGATAAATGGAACTACTTTTCCTGCGGCTCCGACAAATACATTTGTGCAATTATACA